GTCAGATGGATGCCGGTCAGCCGTTGAGCGCTGCTGATGTTACTTTTAGTGAACCCGCTCAAAATCAGCAACAGCCGCAACCAGTCGCACAAGAGGATGCTTTTGCTGGGTTTACTCCGAGCGAACCCACAACTAATGAATCAGACCCATTTGCTGGCTTTACTCCAAGCGAACCTGAAATTGGTTCAATGGAAGCTGTCCAGCAAGCTGCTAGTCAGGCTTCACTTGTTGGTCGTGAAACATTTAGGCCGAAGACTCTTCTTGTTGAGCAAGCTGATCTAAGGCTTGGCCGTGAGAGTGCTAAGAAGTTTCAGGCGTTTGAGGCAAGCGGAGGCAGTCCTGAGGTTCCAATCGAATTCACTCCTCAGGAGCAGAAGCTGCTAAATGAATATCGTTTCAATCAAGCTCGACGAGGACTTGGGATGGCTGCTGGTTTGGCCGCAGGAATTGGGCTGTCTCAAGTTCCAGGTGGGCAAACTGTTGGCGGTGAAATGCTTGCTGGCATTGGAAGTGAACTGGTAAGCCAGACAATTTCTCCAGAACCGTACAACATTCAAGAAGCCGCTGCTCAGGGTATTCCATCTCTTGGATATCTTTCCAAACGTGGAGCTGGTGGATTTCGCAATCCTTTGCAGTTTTTGACGACCGCTGAAACTGGAGTTGGCCAACAATCTTCAAAGATTAAACAGATTTTGAAGGAAGCCTATTCCGGTTCATTGACTGGAGCAGCTCAGGGATTCGCATCAACGCTTGGCGATGAATCTGGAAAAACCAGTGAAACGATTCAGCAAGCAGCAATAGGCGGTCTTCTTCTGCCTACACTTTCAACGGGTGGAAGGACCATTGGCGCACTTTCAAGAAGCGGTGCGAGCATGTCTCGTTTTGCTGGAGAGTTCCAACGTCCTTACACGCAGCAGTTCTTAACCGAACGCGCTGATGCGATTCTAAAAGAACTTGGTGCTGGAGGCGGAATTGACCCAGCAATGGCCGCTCAGTTGGCTGATACTCTTTACTCGCCACAGCTCTCTGGCACTCGACCCGAAGACGTGCGAGCTTGGGGGGAAAACATTCAGACGTTCCTTCAGGATTCGGTCAGGAAAGGATCTGCCGCAGGATTGAGCGGGGATGATCTTACCAATCAAATCGTTTCTGAACTACAACGCGTTACCGAACGTAAAGACATCGATCCGAATTTGATCAGCGGAATTGTCCTTAATGCTGAACAGATGATTGGAGAAGCAAAGAAGAAGGTGGACTTTGCGTTTGCAGACAAAAACTCCGAGCTGCTAGGTGCTGCTAGAAGGGCTGAAGGCGAGCTTCAGTTGGAGTCTAAGTCTCTCTTTGACGACATCAGAAATCTTGAAACTCAGAAGAAAGATCTTAGAGCATCTGACAACATCTCAAGAACTCAAATCGACAATGAGATAGCCGACAAGCAACGACAAATTCAAGAAATTGAAAGTGGATTTGATCCTAAGTTCGATTACGGAAAACCCGTAGGTCAGTTTGAAACTGGAAAGAAATTTGGCGAAGAAGCGAACAAACTTAAAACAGCTTTTAAGGCAGAGCAGAATAAAGGATATAGAGCTTTAGATCCTAAACTTGAAGCTATTTCAGTTCCTGTTTCAAGGTTGGATAGAAATGGAAATGAAGTTTTTGACAAAGATGGAAATCCGATTGTTGATCTTTTCACTCTGAAAGATCTGAAAGAAAAAAGGACTGAAATTCTCGATCAAATAGATTTCAACAAACCTGTCCAAATGGCAACTTACGACAAGTTTGAAGAGCTTGAGCGTGTTGAAAAAAGAATTGAGGAAGGTCTTAATACTAATCCAGATTTAAAAGCTGCGTTAAAAGCTCAGAATGCATCGTATCGTGAAGGCATAACAAGATTTAAAGGAACTCTTATCGGAAGCCTTTTGCGCGAGACTGGTGAAGCTGGTGGAAGACCGTCAGCGATAATGAGCCTTCTTAGTTCGCAAGGTGGAGAGGCGCTTGATGTTATGAAGAAATTGGCTGGTTCCGACTGGGAGCCTACTTTCAAGCCAATGCTCTACGACTTTGTTTACAACAAGTTGAGAACAGAAGGTCAAACTCCAGTTGAGTTTTTGAATCTTTTGACTCAAGCAAAACGAGGAAAAGGAACTGGCTTAACCCAAGAGGTGGCTAACGAGTTTTTCCCTCAACTTTCTGAAATCCAAGACGTTGCAACACGTTACAAAGATTTGGTTGATAAAAAATCTACTCTAACAACTCAGAAAAATGACCTAGTTACCAAGTCCAAGGATCTTGAGGCAAGAATTGCAAAAGATGATGAGGCTGCTCGCGGACTGTTGAAGGAGAATGAAAAGAAGCTCAAATCAGTCAATGAAGAGATTCAACGGCTTGAGCAGCCTCGTCCTGATCTTGGTCCTGAATTCAAAGAGATGGATGCAAAGACAAAGCAAATAACATCCGCTTTGGCCGATCTTAAGAGTGCAGTAAACGGAAAACTTCCAATCAAACTGGATGACGAGCAGATCAAGTTGATCCTGTCGAATCCAGACTCAAGCAGATTGGCCAAGGATCTTCAGCTTTACGTTCAGCAATCATCCAAGGAGGCGACTGACTTCCAGAAGATGGTTTTGGACGCAACCAAGACTGGTAGGCTTTCTGCCAATCAAGTTCAGCCGGAAGATGTGGTCAAGTTTTTGACAACTGATTATGGCAAGCAACAGCGGTATGTCGTTCAGGAGTTTATGAATGTCATGCGGAACGAAAGGCCAGATCTTGTTGGCGACGTTCAGAATTTGGTCATTGGAAATCTTTTCAGAGAATCGCTAGATGCAGGTAAGAAGCAGGTGAACATCAACAAAATGCGCGAGCTGATTTCTGGTCAGTACAATCCGCTCATTGTTGAGGCGTTTGGAAAGTCTGGAGTCGATCAGATGAACAAGATTGCTGATCAGCTTTCTGTTGTCATCGAGAAGGACAGCCTTGTTAAGAGCAAGCTCATTCCCGCTGTAACATCTGCCGTTGCCTCGGCTTTTGGGGCAAACATGTACGGAAGAATGGCGTTGTCCAACCTTGCCGCTGTAAGCGGAGCTGCTGCAATCGGAAGGATTCTCAGAAATCCAGATTATCTCGCCACAGTTACAAAACCAATCGATCAGGTTGCAAAGGATCAGATGGACGCATTCAACCGTCGATGGCCTAAGATTCTTACGCTTGAGGCTGACCGTTTGAAAATGCGTAACGATGAGCGACAAGAGGCTGAACGCCCTCAAATTCCATCTGCTTCTGTTCGTCGATTCTAATGAAAACCTCCCTCTCCAAAAAAGGTAACACCTACAAGGGGCGTAAGGTGACGCTCAACAAGCCGTTCTACACGCCTGGCGAGCGGAAGAAGAGCGCGGTGTATGTCAAGAATGACAACGGCAACGTCATCAAGGTTCGCTTTGGAGACGCCAACATGACGATCAAAAAGTCGAATCCTGAGCGTCGTAAGAATTTCCGCGCGCGGCATAACTGCGCCAGTGCGAAGGACAAGACGACGCCTAAATTTTGGTCCTGCGCCGCTTGGATTCTGGCGATTGTTCTGTCGGTTTTAACCTCAAACCCTATTTGAATTTATGGACAAGATGAAACTTGGCGGTGGCGGACGTTACGAGAAACTCGTTGGTCAGCTTGAGAAGAAGGGTGTGAAAGATCCTGCTGCATTAAGTGCAGCCATTGGCCGCAAAAAATACGGCAAGGCGAAGTTCCAATCGCTCGCTGCGAAAGGCCGTCGCCGCGCCATGCGTGAGAAGGCTAACGCTTAGGATATCGTCCTTTGGAGTACGGCTTTTTGGCCGACTCCTTATCAACGACGAACTTCTCTGGTTCTGCGTAGTTCCATGAGATGTCGCCGCCTGTGCCACGCTGGATCATAATCGATCCGGTGACTTTTCCTTCTTTGTCCGTCATGCCGGAACGGTCGGCCCGTTTGGCCATGCCGAGCATGAACTTGCGCGGATTGTTGAAGCCAACCTCCTTCATCACAATCACCTCGCGCGCCCAGTTCGTTAGATCGGACGATCCGAATCCTGAGTAGGCCAAATCTGCCACGCTCTCAGGCTTGTCGTCCTTACCCTTCGGCTTTGGGAAGTGGTGGACGAGTACCAGGACAACGCCTGTCTCCATCATAATCGGCTGGAGCAGATGCCGCGTGAAGTTCGCGCATACCTCAATGTCCGCAGGATTGCCGCCCATGTAGGAGAGCAGCGGATCGATGTAAACAACGTCAGCCTTGGTCTTGCGAACGAGACGGCGGAGCATTGTGGCGAAGTCAGCCCCGGTTCGAACCGTTTCGCGGAAGAAGAGCATGTTCGCATTCCGCAATCCTCGCTCCCAGTTCTCTTTTCCGAACGTCATCTGAGCAGCGCCTTTGAGCGCGTCATGCTGATCGGCAATGTCGTTCTCAGCTTGGATGTAGGCCACCTTCAGCGCGCGCACAGGCTTTACGCCGAACCACGCTTCACCGGACGCCCACTTCATCCCCTGATACGCGGCCATCGAGCTTTTGCCGCAACCACTTTGGCCTACAAAGAGAAGCGATGAACCGCGACGTAGCCATCTGTCGCCGATCAGATTGTCAGGATCATTCTTAGGGTCGTACTCGATGATGCTATCGAGCGAGAACTCCTGAGGCATGTCCTGCGACTCCAGATAGTCCGTAAACGCATCCCAGTTGACCGACCCGACATTGATGGCCAACAGCTTCTGCTCCTTGCCATCGCGCATTACACCGGCAAGACGGCTGAACCTGCTCGCGTTCTTGTTCTTCGGATCGATGCCGAGCGTCTCTAACTGGCGATAGACGACATCACGACGCTCGTTCCATTCCTCCTTGTTCGCCGCATCGACTCGCACCCAGCCGTGCAAACTCTTGCCACCGGAATCGATGACGACGGACATTGGTAGCTTCGACTCCTTGAGGATCGTCCATTGCTCGTCCTTGGTCTTCTCGTCCATCTCGACGAGGACATGGCGGAATGCTGCCACGCCTGAATCAGAACCGCTCTCATCGAAGCACGGGTTTACGCGGACGTAAGCGCCACGACTGTCAGGACCGTTCCACATGGAACTAATTGGCGGCGTGAAATGCTTCTCAATCCATTCGTCGCGCTTGAGGAATGTACCCTTGGAGTTTGGCCGAGTCCGACCTTCATCGTCGCTGACGATGTCGTTGCAAATGCAGACAACTTCGTCTGGTTCAAAGCAGGCTTTTAAGAAATCTATGGTTGAAAATCGAAAGTCCGATTGCGGAATTGCTTGGATCTTTCGCACCACGAACTTACCGGTTGGAGATACTGGAGTGCCGCCCTGGCCGATACCGGAATGCGATTCCAGAAGCCATCCACGCGGCTTGTCGTGCGCTACTTTTGCAGCCTCGCTCAGCTTGTGGGCCAATTCATGCGGCTTCCACGGCGGGAGGCATTTCGAGTTGTACTCATGCATGAGCGTTTCGGCATCCCCCGCATTCAGCTCAAAACCGTGTATGAGCGAGGTTGCCACTGCGAAGGTTGCTCCATGCCCATTCTGACCTGAGACGGCTCCTGGCGTGTTACGCAGCCATGCGCGCGCACGATCTACTTTTGATTGATTCATTCGATTCCAAGTTGTTTTCTCGCTATTTCCCCGCTTCGACCAAGATCAGTCTTGGC